ACTGCCTTTCTAGTAACCTTATAACCATTTTCGATCAAAAGTTTGACTTCTGTTTCAGACGGTAATTTAAAGGAATGAATATAATCTAAAAGATTACCAGTTTCTACTTCTCCAGCACCCCAGATACAAACTATACGCATTAAGTCTAATAGGCTTGTAGGACCTAATAGCATCATCTTATGCTTAGTCATTGGGATATCCAATACGTTTGTAGATTCTTTGGCTATCCATTCAATAGGTTTATTGAATTCAGGCCATTGTAATCCTGTAGGACATTTATCATATCCTAGATTATGAAAAAGCATAGAGTTATAAGCATGATCTGTTAATTGTTCATACCCATCTATACCTTGTTCATATTTTAAGAGACGATCATAAGAGGATATCCGTACTGGATATCCTCCTAGATTAATTGTAATAAATTCTTTCATACACTATAACACCTTTCTTACTTATTCTTTAATTTCAGTATATTCATTTTTAATAGCATAGATTGGAGTTTTTGGAATTACTGGTTGAGGTCCAAGGTCTAATGCTTTAATTTGTCCATAATATAGACCGCTTGTTCTATCAATTACTCGCCATCTAGTAATGCATTCATCAACTGCAAAGTCCTTACCTCTTAGATATAGATTATCGTTATTAATCATAACAGCTTCTGTAACATTAGAATTTACAGATCCTTTATAACCGCCTATTGTAGCAAGTCTGCTTGCAAACATATGAGCAATGCCTTTTTGGATAGTGATAATTACTCTAGCTTGATAAGATTCATCAGCCGAGTATCCAGATAAACGATCAGCCATATCTATATTAAATAGTGGAATATAAGATGCCCAATAATCATCAGTGGTATCTTTGTCACATGGTCTGAACAATATTACATGACGACTATTGCCATCTTTTTCAGGTTTTGGTCTTAGAATCTTTCCATTGATATCAGAAGTCAATCTATGATCAGTTTCTCTAGCAACAAATAGCTCGATGTTATCAAACATTTCAGACTCAGGAATATCTACAATAAATCCTTTATCATAATAATTATACCCAGATAGCATAATATTTGCAATGACGTATTTTACTTCATTCTTGAATAAAGCTACTTGTTCTCTTACCATATCAACGAATTGTTCGCTAATATTATCAGACAAAGCTGCTATAGTCATTTTCGAGGCAAGGAACGAATGATCAATATCCATTTTATGGTAACCTTCAAATGTAGCATAATTGATCTCATTAATAGCAATAGCCTCATAAGGCTCTACAGCGATATTAGCGAAATATTCGTCATTCGAAATATCGATTATTTCCTTATAAGCATTAGCAGCTCTATCATAATCATATCGTTTAGTTAGTTTAGTAATCCATACGAAATCATAACCGCAATCTGTTTGTGTATCGAATGCTTTTAGGATTTCATTGCTAATACCGCTTCTAATAACATGATCATTTTCTACTAAATTGAAGAATTTTTCTTTATCTTCAATACTATCACGTCTAATAATATGGATCTTTTCAACTTCATAAGATTTATCCTTTAGAGAGCTAATGAAGTAGCAATCATCAAATTCTTCTTCAGTAGGATTTTCTCTTACAAAGCTCCAATGATCATTATCATCCGCATCCTCATCTCTTAAATTACAAGGCAAGCCATATGGTTCAGATAAAGAACCAATATATACTTGATCAGATGGGCCATAGTTCATGAAAAGCATTGGTGTTAAGAATGGTAATTCCATACCAACTACAAGATGGAAGTTTTTATATTCCACATGATCCTTTTGATCGTTGTATTTGTAGTCTAAGAATTCCATTAATTCTTTACCATATTTACCCAATCTTTCTTTTAGAGATTCCATAACAGCATCCATTTTCTTATTATAGGTTCTAGATGGATTCAATAAAGATTGAATATAGATTTTACGACCATCTTCAGATCTATAGATTTCCATTTCTGGTGAATCTATATCATTGATTTTAAACATCGTAAAATGTTGAGAAGGGATAATACGATTATCACCTTTTGTTGTAATACGATATAAGTTTTCGGCAGAATATTCTTTAATAATAAATCCTTTTTCTGGGCACATCCAACCGATCATGTCTTTGAAGCTTAGTTGTGTGTAAATCATTTTTGTTCTCCTTATCCATTAATAATATCAGCTACACGTTTCAAGCGGTTAGCTTTAGCAATTAAATTGTTGTAGTCCGAAACAGCACCATTTCGAATTTCGATTGCTTGTTTTAATAGCTCTTCTAATTCTTCAATGCCATTATCGATTCTTCTAAAGATGATTCGTTTAATATTCTCATCTTTTAAATCAGCTTTGATAGCCATTTCTCTAGTATGGCGATAACTAGCTAATTTCTCTTTAATATCGGCAATTTGATTATCTAGCTTTTCGACGAAAAAGTTTCGATGAGTTTCGCCACTATTAATTAAATTTTGAATTCTTTCTTGGTTTGTTACGATTGCTTCCATTTTAAATTCCTCCTATAAACTAAAAAAGATTAAAACCTTAAACAAAATAATATTATGAAGATACAATCTCTTCATAATTATAGTATATAATTATACAAAAATTTGCAGAGAGGAAATTAATCCTCTCTGCCTTATTCTAATCTAAATGCAATATCTTTATATTCAAGTGCAATGTATGTATGTGTCGTAGCATTATCATGTACTTTCTTAAATACCATTCTCATATTGTATTTATTTCTAAGCACATTAATTACTTCTGTCTCTGATTCGTTTTCTGTTACTAAACATTTTACAGCATCTAAAGCTATCTTGACTTCCTCTTTCATACTAGAGTTATAAGCATTTATAACTTTCTTAGCTATAATATCTGCAGTAACTTCAGCTTCTAAACCTGTTAGCATATGAACCTCTTAAAACTGTAGAATATTTGTATGAGTTACATTCTTACTATCCATTTTACTAATACCAAGCTCTTCCAATGGGAAGTTTCTTAGATTAGATTGAATGATATCCGTATAGTTAATAAATGGAATTATCCAGTCTGGAATATCAATATTCGATGGAATTGCTATAGAAGTAATACCAGATTTATAGTTAGGATCTTTTAATAATTCATTAGCTCTCATACAATGCTCTGGATAGTCTTTAGCTATTTCATTTACATTCTTAGAAGTAAGATTAGTCTTAATAATCAATACACTATTACGTTCTTCTAGATTGATACCTTCTTCAGATCTATCTTTGATTGTATTATATGCATAAGCAGCTTTGATACCTTGAACAGCCATTGGATTTTTATAGAAGTTCATAGACTTAATACGAGCAGGTTTGTGGAAGTCTTTACTTTTGTTCTTTAGAGATTCATAAATCTCTTTTTCTAGAACTGTAAACTTCTTAACAAGATCTATTTGATCAATAAATGAATTCCTTAATACATCGTATTCTAGAATTTGTTCCAATCTTCTAGCAGTAGATTCTGGAGTACCAACCTTACTCATTGGCATGCCTTTGATATCCATTTGCTTATCTTCTGGAATTAGATTGCCTTCTTGAACTAATTGAAGAGTAGAATAGTTCTTTTTACCCTTTGTAAGTAATAAGGATTTAAATAAGAATTCATTCTTCATGATCAATAAGCAACTTCTATCTTCTGCATAAGTATTATAGTTTTCACTAAATAGAATCATATAATCCAAGATAAGTTGGCTTACTACATAAGACATAATATCTACAATACTATATCTTAGAGAATCTTCTTCTATAACAACTAAAGGATATTTCTTTCTCTTAGCTTCTACAAGTTTATTATTATAGAAATCGTAATCATATTTAGGTTCGTTTTCTTTATATTGTAAAACAACCTTATCAGATTCTTCATCTATTTGAGCTTGAGTATATTTGATCTTCATAGGAATACCGATAGTATATTTCAATACAAATCTGTACCATTCATCTAGAGATATAATACAAGAATCTGTATCTGTAATCAATACAATATCACGTTGCATTTCGTATACTCTTGGAAGTTTATCGATAAACATATGACGATAATAAATATATTCAAAGATTAGGTCTTTGAATAATTTAAGCTCATAATCTATAGTTTCTGGAACTTTATTTGGATCTAGATACGGTTCTTCCATCTTAGTAAGCATTCGAAGAATTAGATTAATAACTCTTTGGTTCTCACAGAACTTATATAGGTTATTCTTATAATATAAGATATTAATACATCTTTGATTTAGGTTACAGATGGTATTCCAAATAGCTTCTCTAGCCTCTTCTGATGGTATCCAATTCTTGGTACCACAAATTTCCATAATACGGATATAGCATTCTTCTATTGTAATATTTCTATCCAATACATCACAATCATTGAACTTACTGAATCTTTCTTCCTTTTGATCATTTACAATATTCTCAATATATTGTAATACTTCAGTAAGAGATTCGAATCTCATATTATTCCCAAGTAATCCCTCAAACATTGTGATTGATGCGGAGATACATCCACGACCTTGCCCAGTTATCGCGGTACACAGATAAAGGTTGTAAAATATACTACTATACTGACCAGAACAACCATACAATGCATTGGCAGATACTTTATAATTCAACTGTTTAAGATTCCATGCATTAAACTGCTCAGATCCTTTAGGATACTTCTTCATTTCTTTTTTAGCTTCATCGCGTTTATCTGCTAGATATTGAATGAAGTTATAAAATGGATTCTTTACAGATCCATGTTTACCAAATAATACACCTTCTGTAGTCATTATGGCTTTACCACCTAAAAGATCATTTGCTAATTTCATGAAGTCCATTTCTACTTCAGTCTTTGTATAGTTATTATGTAATCTGGCTGTACCAGCTTTATAACGTTTTTGAATACTATAATCTATAGCTTCTAAGATCTCCATTCTAGTTAATTTAGGACACGTTCTTTCTAGAATATGGAGCATAGTTTCTTTATATTTTTGAATAGTTATACCAGTTGGTAATTGTTTATTTTGCATCTTATCCTCCTATTAAACCTGTAATAAGGTGTTTAATCTATACTACATTTTAATAGTATATAACTAGATTACCGTTTATTATTTCTTTGAGAAGAGGAACATATTGGTAAACTCCTGTGCGAGCACATATATCGCACACAATTTAGAGTTATAACTCAATTTTTATTTAAAATTTACTATCCTAGGAGGTAAAGAATTATGTTGTTCGATAAAAGCGAAGGATTCATGATGAATGAATCTCACGAACCTGTAGTTGAATCCCAAGGTGCTGGTATTGTTGATCAAGACGCATTATTGGAAAATATGTTGATTGACCAAATGAACCGTATGACTGACGAAGAATTCCAAGCATATACTGAATCCGCTGATTTCCAAAACTTAGTTGAAGCTGGTGTATTGGGTCGTCGTTCTGTAGTTAAAATGACTCGTAAAGATGACTTGAACCGTCGTATCCATTTGGCTTCTATCCAAATGGCTCGTGAACAAGGCGATGCTGACTGGGAAGCTCTTCGTAAAAACCGTGTTAACGAACGTCGTTTGTTGAAAAAGATCTACACTAAATACTCCAACCGTGTACGTCGTGACGCAATGCAATCTCAAAAACGTCTTATCAAATTGACTCCAGACGCTTTCAACTTCAATAAAATTGGTCGTTAATTTTTAACGGTTTTCATCTCCAAATTAACTTTAAAAATATCTAATAGACTACGGATTTATTTCCGTAGTCTCCCTTTTTGTCTCAATATTTATTTTGAATATACACTATAAAAGTGGTAGTAGATTTGTACAATCTCCTCTACAACCTTATAAGGTTAAAAAGTGATAATTTAAGGAGGACAAAATGCAAGAACAATCCGTTAGTAATCTTACCAATTATTATATCTATGCAGAATTGGTAAAACAAGGGAAGATGAAAGTTGATACTCGTGTCATAACGAAGGACAACTGGGATCACCACTTTAATGGTGTAATGAATATTTTGAGAGACGGCATAGAAACAGAAAAAGTACAAAATTATTTTATAGAGCCATTCTTTGAAGGCAATCAAAACCTATCGGTTGAACTGAACATCATGGATTATTTATTGAATCTCATGATGTGGTTCCCGATAGTGTATATTGAAAAGGGAATCGAACCATGTCATTTATTTTTTGAAAAGTTTACTACAGCAGACACCATTAAAGCATATATTGATAAAAATATAATCGATCCAAATAAGATCTATATCGAAAATAAAGCATTGAACAATGCTATTGCTGATACAGTATTCCATTTCTCTTATATTGATGAATTTTCTTTGTTCTTAGCAAATACATTGAACTTAGAAGATGATATTGATATCATGCAAAAGAGTCAAGAATACTTTAACTTACTTCATGCAGATCTTAGCAACGTTCCTATTGGTGAAGTAAAAGATAAAGGTATGGAATTGGTGCATGATGCTATTGATAATTACATTATGAGATCTAATGAAATCGTTGGATATGATCACTGCTTAAAATATGCATTTGGTGCTCAAGAGGGTATTAATATTAGACAATATAAAGAAAACAATATTAATATTGGTACCAAGCCAGATGGTCAAGGTTCTATCTATCATGATATTATTAATAGATCCTATATCAATGGTGGTTTGAATACTTTAGTAGCTCAATATATTGATAATGGTGCATCTCGTGTAGCACAAATCATCTCTAAGAAAAACGTAGGGGAATCTGGTGGTTTCTCTCGTATCCTTGGTTTGAATAGTATGGATACACATCTCCATCCAGATCCTACATATGATTGTGGTACTAAAAACTTTGTTCATATTACAGTTAAGAGTCCTAAGCATCTTAAAATGCTTACAGATAGATATTATAGATTTGAACGCTATGGTATTGAATTAAAAATAAGAAAAGAAGATAAACACTTAATAGGCCAACAAATTTGGTTAAGAAGTCCTATTACTTGTAAATCTCATGCAGAAGGACATGGGGTTTGTTATAAATGCTATGGTGATTTAGCATATACAAATAGAGATATTTCTATTGGTCGTATTGCTACAGAAATCATTACTGCACAATATACTCAAAAACGGTTATCTGCAAAACATTTGCTAGAAACAGTTATCAAAATTATCAAATGGATTCCTCAATTTAACGACTTCTTTGAAGTTACTAATGTAAATGAGATTTCCTTAAAAGAAGATATCTTTAAGAATAAGCAAATGTCTGGTTGGAAATTAAGAATCAAGACACAAGATATTCAATTAGAGAATGATGATGAGTTCTTCAAACATAGAACCTTCTCTGATGATATGCATGCATCTGAAGATGAAGGACCTTTCATTGATCAATTTATTAATAACTTCGAAATCATTACTCCTGATGATGAAGTATTTGTTAGAATCACTGCGGTTGCAGAAGATGGATCTCCTATTGATGAGAAGTTATATATCTCTAATAAACTAGCTAGTATGATTTCCAAAGCAATAGAAGATGAGGATATTGTAATTGATAATGTAGATATTGATATTCCTTTGAATGAATTACAAGATACAGAATTGTTCTTATTAAAGATTCAAAACAATGATTTAGGTAAGTCTCTTGATATCTTTACAGATACTATTAATAAGAAAGCTGTTACTAAGTCTTATGATAAAGATACAATTGTAGAAGCATTACAAGATGCAGCGATACAAGGTAGTGTAAAATGCCAATCTATACACTTAGAAACTATTATGGCTGCTCAGATTTGTGCAGATACGAGCAGATTAGAGATGCCTGATTGGTCAAATCCCGACGCTAAGTATGAGATCTTAACCCTCAATGAGGCATTAACTGATAATAAGTCTGTAATCGTATCTTTAGATTATCAAAAGCTTGCTAAGGCATTATACTATCCATTGAATAAGAAAAAGAATGCTCCTAGTATTCTTGATCCATTCTTCATGGACAAACCTAAGAAGTTCCTTAATGCTCAACATGAAGTATGGGCTGAGGTTAACAGGCCTAAGATTAAGAAAGGTGAATGCCCTGTAGCATTTAATCATGATCATAGAGGCAAGAAAGCTCCTAGAGATGTAAAAGCATTCCTAGCTCCATTCAGAAACGAAGAAAAGACTGAATTGGACTAAATATATGGTAAAATGTCTGTGATACTAAAATATGGGGTAGGGATTAATTTCCCTACCCCTATTATTTTTTGTAAAACTCCGTTATTTCAGTTGTATACTATAGTAGTGAATAGAAGCCAGTGAGAGTCTATTCACATATTTCATTTTACTGTATTAATTTAAAAGGAGAACAAAAATGAAATTAAACATTAGCTTATCTAAAAAGGAATCTGAAGTATTGGCAAAAGTTATGAAAGCATACGACTTTGAAAGCAAAGTTAGTTGCGAAAAACTAAGCAACAAGTATCGAGAAGGGAACGAGGCTGGTAGCTTCGAGTATTCCGGTCTTACAGATAATGGAGTTCAAATCAAATTTGAAACCCATGAAAAACTAATGATTGCCGCAGCGAATGTATACTTGAAATATAGTAGCACTGTAAACGGGATTTTATCTGGTATCAAATCAGTGGTATTAAGCTGTAAAGCTTTATTCAAGAACTTCGAAGCAGACTACAAAGCTGAGCTAAATCGAGCATTCGACGAAATCAAAGTCGAGGCAAAAATGAAAGCTGAAGCACAAAAAGCAGAAGCAAAGATTCGCGAAGAGATTCGCGAAAAAGCTGAAGCTGATTTACTAAAACGCAAGCTCAACCGCATCCGTAGTACTGTAAAAGTAGAAGATGATGACGAATTATACTAATCGTTAGAAGTCTTCAAAAAAAATAAAGGTGGATCAATTCCTGG